CCCCCCATGAGCTGTGTATTTAGCTCAGCAATAATGGATCATCGCCCCCATAATCTACTTCAACTAAGGCGTCAAAAACCTTGTCTACGAGCAAACAAGGTAATGACTGAACATTGCGGATTAACTCCTCCACACGTCCAATATCCTCAAATTGTAGATTGTACCTTAGGCATACCATTTCAATACACATATCACGATTAATTCGAACTGCGTGCTCGCGCTTGGGTTTTTCCCAACCGTCCTCACCATTCGTGACACAACTCTTTCCCTCAACCCCAAATTTCTTCAATGTACTCAAGAAAATTCCTAAAATGGGATAGTCATCGGGAACAGCACCGTAACTCATAGCCATCGCATAGGCCACTTGTTTTAACGCTTCAGACGGTGTTCGGCTAAGTTTCTTGCCGTTTCGACGAAATCTGGTCATCTCAACCGGATCTTTCATCGTCTTTCCAATTTTTATGACTGCCGATGGTAATGGTAGCCAAACGTCACCGTGATCGCGAGTGGATACCCACCACCCTTTTAAAAACGTAACTCCCGTCAAACTAGGTCGCGAAATACATTTCACTTCAAAACCGAGTACCATAAAGGACAATTGAATACTCAGTCTCGTAATTAACGTATAAACACCACAACCCAAACAGACGATGGTATTACCAAAGGAAGTGTACACTGTACCGGTAGGCCATTCAAACCCCGGCGTACCCTTGATAACTAAACCATCTCTCTTTGTTCTATATGAACTATTACATTGCTCGTATAACGACACGATGTTTCTCTCAGTGGCTCCAGCCTGCAATAGAATTTGAGATAAAAACCTAAAGGACTCCTCAGAGTGCGATTGGTCACACATACTAATATCCGTTTCAAACACTGAGTCATTCTCATAATACTCAATGTAACCAGCGAAACTGAAAATCATATCATCACCAGAAGCGACAATAAAAATATCTCCAGTCTCCCGCATCAACGCATACATGCGATCCAATTCTGAACTTGACATTCCAGAAGCATAAACTAATCTCACACGACAACCGTTAATCATATGGACCACATCCATACTCAAAAATTTCTTAACTTGCGCCGAGCAATCTCTTGCCACAGCACAATTATCAGCATGATAATGAGGATCTAAATTAACAATCGCTCTGGGCTTTAATGACAACCCAAAACCAAAGTCCTTAGCAGCAGGAATAGTTTCATTCCATTTCAACGTCACTGTCTTCATGAAACTATAATTTTCCCCTGC